TTATTACCCACCGGGGATACAGACGCGCCCGGTGTTGCGGCGGTTCCGTGAAAGGATATATTGCTCGGCTTATTTGCTATTGTGCTCCAGTCGAGGTTTAACGCACTCGCGATCGCCTGCAACTGCGATACTATAGACTGCATTGTCGTGTCTCGTGGTAAATTAATCGTTTGCTGCGGCATTGTTCTGCCCCTCCTCGTAATAATATACAAAATCTAGGCCGTTATCTATCGAGTTAAACTGCATAAGAAACGGCGTTTCTATGATACTCCCACCATTTACCGTCATAGGTATACGGAAGCCCTCAAAGTTACTCCCTATGGTTACCTTATCGTCTATATCTGTTTCCAAACTATCAAGCCTATCCTCTACGTTTCCGGTAATACCTTCCAGTGCGTGAAGTTCCGACAGCTGCACGCTAATTAATGTTTGGCTCGCACCCCCGATAACACGATACAGGTTGATACTGTCAGTGGAATAGACTACACGGTATATGCCGTCTGCCGGATCGTCGCTGACCGGTACCTCGATACATATACCCGCGCCATAATATGGCTCTGAGGCGGAAGCATATGTCTGCGGATAAATGTCGAAGCCGGTCGATAGACCTGTCCACCGCAGGAGCTGGTCTAACTTACTATAGTTTAACCATCTGGTCTCACCGGATGAGGCGGATGTATGCTTCGTGATAAACAGCTCAGCGCCTCCGGCCGTGGTAAAGCCTATCTCGTATACCGGGTTCGCTGCTGTTGCCTGGGATATATCCCCTGTGGCTATGGACATAACATCCATGGAAAAGTGATATCGGTCGCCGAAAATGTCCCCCAGGTCCATAGCACCCTCAAGCGTAACATTATTTATACTCGGTTTGTTAATAAGGTCGTCGTAGTCGTCCGTGCCACCGCTACCGCCCTGGTTGAGCAGGTCGGTAGCCTTCTTTTTCCATTTATCCTTTCCTGTGTATTCAATTACATTAGCCATAGCGCACCTCCTAGAAAGTAATCCTGTAGGTTACCTTCATAGTCTTTTCGGAGGTCTTGATAACCGGTGTCTGCAGGTTGTTAATGGATGCGATATAGTTCGCGCTTCTGTATAGATACATAGGCAGTCCGTTATAACTGTTCTTGTAAAGGTGTACCAACGGATTGCCGGTACAGAGCCCTGCGTAGCTCGCGTCAGTACGTCCGCCGTTGCAGTTGGTCTTTAATACCTTGCCGTCCCGGATGTTATACAACCAGCCGTAGTTATTCACAAAGATACCATCCGATATCATAGTCTTACTGGAACTTACCGCTTCATTGTATGAGGTTATACCGGTGTTCGTGATTTCCTTGCTTATTGTGGAGTCTGACAGTTTAATCTTATACCAGTGTGTAAAATCGTAATAGTTATAACTGCCATTGATAGTCCTCGGTACCAGCATATAACCGTCGTAAAAGAAGGCTGCTGCCGCAGGCCTGTATAAGCTCTCCCCGGTAAGGTTATCCACTTCATACTCGGTAATACCGCTACGGTTTATCTTTAGCACTGAAAACTTGCTTGCAGTTGCCCAGGAGCCGCCTACTGCATTATAGACATACGCGCCATCTGCCAAAAAGAGCCCCGTCCAATAGTCTCCGGAAGCCGATATCGAATAATCTGTATGCTCTATATCATGTGTCTTCTTGAGGTCGTAGTACCCAATCGGGATAGTGGCCTTGTATATCGTTATTTTTCCGGTGCGTGTAAAGTGTGCTCCAGGGTTCGAGGACTTGTATAGAATATTGTCGGAGTACACATACCACATATACCCGTTTGCGATATCAATATCCACGACTGTGATAGATCCGAGCTTAGAATTAATATAGCCGGTATAGCCCTCGCCGGTTGTTCCGCCTGATACTCCCTTACGCGTTTTTGACAGGTTTCCGCATCCGTTACCGCCGAGCATCTGAGACGTAAGGCAGGCACAAGCGATAGTGCCGTTGCCCTGGCCTGTCGTAAAGTCGTATACCTGTACAAAAGAGCCGTCCTGCTGCCATCCGCTCTCGTTAAAGGCGTAGGATCCAAGCTCCGACGGGTCGCCGTTATTAACCTGGCCTACGCATCCGTTAGCAATCATATTCGCGTTAGGTATGACGTAGTTATCTGCGTTCTCGGTGATTGCCTCGTCAAAGAGCATCACGCCGCCAAGGTAACGGACTACCCAGTCCTCGTCCCAGGAGTCGTTTATCCAGTTCATCTGCCCGAGGTTCGCGTAATAGTTCTCCAGGGCGTTGGTCATCATGTTATCATCTTCGTACACTTCCTTTTTCCCGGTGTACTTATCGCGCAGTTCGATAGTGGTATGCCCCTTGCGCGGCACTCTGATCTTAGGGCTATAAATCTGTATAGTTTTTGCTTTTTCTGTTGCTATCATGTGATATCCTCCAAATAATCTATACTAAACTCCGTTACAGTGCTGTTGCTGTCCGTCATAATGATTTCTACGTCCAGCCGTCCGCTTGTCACAAGTGCGAGCCACTGCGTACTTGTGAGTGCCGCCACGTCGTTGGCTGCCATCCCGTTAGCAAGCGTTACCCAATCGTCATTGTAGTATACGTACCAGTTGACGCCATCCGGGGAAAACTTAAAGGTACAGTTCGTAAGAGTCATCTGTACGTTTTGTATTGCCGCTATCGTTATCTGCGTGTTTATCAGTGTCTTTATAAGCGACTGCGGTACTGTCGCTCCGGATTTAACCACAAAAGCGTTGTTAACTATGTCTACAGCGCTCGCGTCATACGTCGGCAGGTTATTTACCGCGTCAAGTTTGCACGGATAAGCGAAGTATGCGGAGAGGCTATCTGTAATCGGCTGTAAACCGGTTTCTGCGTTGGCCGTTACGCGTGTCTGTATATCTGATAAGGTCTCTGCTGTATTATTAAGCAGTTCCGCCGTAATCGTCTCGCTATAGGTGAGTACGCCGATTGTCTGCGGGTTCTCAATAAGATCCTGGCTGTCCTCAAAGTTAAGCAGTCCGTCCCATCCCTCCGTAGCAGCAAGACCTTGGCCGTAGATTGTACATTTAATCTGCAGCGGGTTTATGGTAACACTACCGCCGTCAGTGGTCAGTTTAACGACAAGATGATTAAGATACGCCGTCTGTATCTCAAAGTAATACATAAGGTGCATCATGTGGTCACCTGCCACATAGGTCTCCCTTGGGTGGTACTCGAGGATCTCGCTCTCGTTGTAAATGTATTTAGCGGTAAGTACCAAGTCGTCATAGGATACGCCGTCCACCGTCGTATCTACGTCCATAAGGATTTCCGCCTGGAAGATAACCGTAGTCGCCTTTAAACTTGCAAACCTTACGTCGATTATCGCCTGCTCTGCGCCGTCGGCTATAACGTACCTGCTCGCGTTAGTGTAAAGGTAGTACCGCATCTCGTCCGATTTAGTGTTGTTAAGGATACCCTGCAGTACTTTGTCTGTTTTGGAACGGGCGTTCGCGGTGGCGGGGTTCTTTCCTACGCCTTCCAGGTCAATACCGACGTTATATTTCCAGTTATACGAGGTTATGCAACACTCTATATCGTCGTCCAGGATGCCGTCCGTGAACTCCAGCACATCTCCCAGGTCATAAGCCGCGCCTATGATCGTGGATGATGTAAAGGGCGTATACTCGATAGCCTGGATAGCGTTAAGGATATTCCTGCAGACTCTTTCTTTTTCGGCCGCCGCCACATACTGCAGGAGCGGGTTACCGCCGAGGTTATAGGTAAGGTCCTCGTCTACTGTCAACCCGTAGTAAGAAGTGGTCTGGTCTTCCAGGTTGGTAACTGATACACCGCTGTACTTGGTTACGTATTTTGAGAAACTCGCACCGCTTACCCGATGGTAGTCCGTTACGGTGTTAACCGGAGTGCTGCTGTAAGGTCTGAGGACAAGCGCTCCGGCGCGGTTGATTGTCGCATAAGATGCACACGCCTGTGCTACCCAGTACAGCAGATCTCTGTAGGTTTCCATATCGTTTTCGGAGTATATCTGATACGTGGTTGTGCCGTTCGGCAGTGCCTGTATCTCCGAAAGTGTCATCCCAAGGGTCACATTACACGACGTACAAATAAGCGACAGTAGGTCGTAGGTCGTACCGACCGAGGTATCGAGCTGCAGAGCCTTGTCGAACTTAACCATATTATCGTAGGCCTTAATGTCGATACCGAACTCGGTTATATTAGCCTCCTGGATGATATAGGAGCCTACCGGGACGTACTCATACACGCCCGTTGTTACCTCTAGGCCTTCCTCCAGGGTGATAATCTCGTCACCCTGGATAGATAAGCCGATTATCGTTGCGACAAGCTCCGCAGTGTACACGGAGCCGATAACTATGTCGTCGCCCTCGCATATCTGATTTGTTACCGATAGGGAACCTGCGAGGATATTATCTTCTGTTATCGTAGCCTCCCCGATCGTGCCCCGGAGCTTAAACTTTTTAGGGGTCGCGGCCATCATGGCGGTACGATATGCAGCGCTCACATTATACATACTTAAATCTCCCTAAATTCGCAGTCTACTCTCCATAGTCCGTTTGTACCGGCTGTATACTCTGAGTGCTCCACGAGTTCTTTGGAAAAGCCGCGGAGCCTTCCGGTAATGTTAGTGCCATTAAAGGTAAGCACTACGCTGTTGGCAGCGCACCAGTTCTGTATCTTGTCCGCCCAGGCGCTGGAGAGGTTAAATGAAAGACCGATAATGCGCTGGTTCGTCCTGGTCACGATAACCAGGTCTGTACCGGCTTCGGACTTCTGCTCGCTCTCTGTAACCTCATAGGATAAGGCGAACTTTGTAGGGTTCGGTACTGTTTCATTATTAATCTTGATATACTTCCCAAGCATTACTATCGCCCTCCGCTTCTATAGTTAGTCATCTGATTAGCCTTAACAACAGCCGTAGCAAACCTGTCCTGTCCGATATATACCGGGACTATGAGGTCACCGCCGCCGCTCTGCGCCAGTGTGTTCTGTATGCTAGTGAGCTGTGATGTATAATCAGGACCGGCGATACCTGTTGCAAGTGTTCCTGATACAACGTCCAGCGCCGGGTTAAGTATGCCAACATTTTCCTTTAAAGAATTAGCCAAGCCACGGAGCATATCGGGCATCCAGGTCTCGTAATCTCTAAGGGGCCCCTCGTCCGGTCGTGAGAAGTGCATCATAGACCTGATCTTGTCGCAGGGTTTCGATACGGCGTTCGTAACGAGGGAAGCTGCACTCTTGATACCGTCGGCGAGTCCCTTCATCATATCCGCGCCCCACTGATACAGTTTGCTCGGCAGTTCCTTTATCCAGTCGAGCGCCTCCTGTATCTTCTCTTCAATCGCATCTCGTATCTGCCCGACTTTTTCCTTAACGCCCTCTATGGCATTGTGGAAGCCGTTTACAATTCCATCCTTAATCGCGGTAACCTTTTCTACGACGGTATCTTTAATTGTCGTCCATGTGTTGGTAAGCCACGTTTTAGCGCCCTCTATAGCACTTGTGATACCATCCTTTACTGCATTAAAGGCGCCTACGACTTTATCTTTGATATTATTTGCAATATCTATAACCGCGTCTCTAAGTCCTTCCCAAATTGCCTGGAATACCTCACAGATAGCGCCCCAGTTCTTTATCACAGTTATAACTGCCGTGATAACGGCTATAACCGCCAGAATCGGCGCGCCTATCGCTGATATCGCCGGGATAACAGTCGCTGTTATAAACGGTATGACAGTACCGCCGACAAACGATACCACGGTGCCGATAATCGAGATTAGACCTCCGATACCGGATATAATCCTTCCCACTATCGAAAACACCGGACCGAGAACTCCCACCACGATACCTGCTTTAATGATAAAGCTCTGCATCTGCGGGGATAATGCCTTCCACTTCTCTGCAAGGGTCTTAAGCACGTCGGCTACGTCCTTTAAGATCGGCGCCAGCGTGTCGCCCAGGGACTTACCGACCTCGCTCAGGGCTTCCTTCATAGCGTTACCGGCGGTTGTCATATTGTCCATACCGTCGATCGTGTTGTCGTAGGTCTCGTTTACGCTGCCAAGGTTGTCATTTATGGAAGCACTCAAGGTCTCGAAGCTCAAGCTGCCATTCTGGCACGCTGTATAGATCGCAGCTCCGGCACGCGAGCCGAAAAGCTCGTATGCGTAGTTTAATCCCTCCGCGTCCGTCGTAGCGTTCGCCATGTTGTCCTGGATCTCCGCAAGGGCTTCGTTCATAGGCTTACCCTCGTCCGCGGCGTTCTTTAACGCCTTGGTGAGTCCTGTCATAACCTGGGTAGTATCAACGCCGGATACCTCGAGCTGACCGAGGAACTGTGCAGCCTCTGCGGCGTTAAAGCCCATCTGCTGGAGCTGTCCGGAGTTCGTAACCATTGTGGACATAAGGCTGTCCATACTGATACCGGTCTTTTGCCCGGTTGCGTTTAATGTATCTAAGAGCTTGGCCGCATCTTTGGTCTTAATGCCGTATGCGGCCATTACCTTCTGAACTTTATCGATTGAGGACGAAACGTCCGTGTTGTTGAGCTTTGAGAACTTTACGAACTGCGTGGACAGGTCGTCCAACTCTTCGCCCATCAGACCAAAGCGAGTATTTACCTCACCAACGGCAGCACCGGCGGTCTCGAAGTCGGTAGGGATCTCCGTTGCCATATCCTTCGCTATCTGGTGCATCTGCTCTAACGCTTCACCTGTTGCGCCGGTTTTCTGTGTTACAATGTCCATACCAGCGTCCACTTCGTGGAAGGCGTCAGCGCTGGCCTTGCCAAACGCCGCAAGAGGAACTGTTACTCCGGTGGTGAGCTTGTCGCCCACGTCGCTCACCTTGTCGCCGATCTGCTGCATAGTGTCGCCGACCGCCTGCATGGTGTTACCGACTTCCTCTACCTTCTGCGCGACAGCGTCCCAGATAGACGGGTCGGCAGCAGCATCCATGGCGGCCTGCGTGTTCGCGGCTTCTGCTTCTAACTGCTGCAGGGCGTCTGTTGTCTTAACAACCTCCGCCTGTAGCGCCGCATACTGGTCTTTTGTTATAGTACCCTCCTCGAGGGCCTGCTTTGCGTCCTCGGCTACCTGCTTCTCTGCTTCGAGTTTCTGTTTGGTAGCCTCAATCGCATCCGTAAGGATTTCCTGCTTTGTAGCGAGTATCTCCACGTTCTTAGGGTCGATTTTAAGAGCCTTATCTAACTCCCTAAGTGCCTTATTGGAGCTCGATATGGTCTTATTCGCTTCGTTTAGGGACTTAACCAGTCCGGAGGTTTTACCCTCGATTTCTATTGTGATACCTTTAATACTTCCAGCCATATCTATAACCTCGCATAACTATCTATGTCCGCCTGTGTCGCCTTCGGCGTGTACTTCTCCATATCGTTGGCCTGCTCCGTACACATATCCAGCACCTCGCCCACCGTCAAGTAGTCCATATCGTCTATCTGTATGTTTAACTGCTTCATTCTGAGCAGCAAAACCGCTAGATTGAACTCTCTCGAGGTAGGCCGCTTGCGTTTTTTGGCGTAGACGTAGTCTTTATATTGCTATTCCAGAGTGCCAGGATCCTCGTAAGGACGTCTCCGTCGTAGAAGTCATCCTCCTCGAACTCCTCAAGCCACTCGTAATACTCGATTTTATCCTGTTTTGTCATGTACTCACGGATCGGACATACCGCCTGCTTGTGCATAACAAAAGCAAGCTGTTTTATCTGTTCTAAGAGGGCAAGCCCCTCTTCTTCGTTTTCCTCGAACAGCTTCCCGGTAAGCATAAGGTCCTTCATAAGGTCGGTTCCAAAATAACGCTTAAATACCAGGGGCGTGGCCGCGTTACTCGCAAACTCCACATTCCTGCTGCCGATAGTAATTACTTCCCTCATTTCTTTCTCGCTCCTTCCTAAAAAAGTAACGCCGGCGCAGACTATGCGCCGGCGCTCATTTTTAACCGTTTCCGCCGTCATCTGTGGCACTACCGGAGTCCGCAGGATCCTGCGGATCTGTACCGGAGGCGTTTTCATCACCGCTCCCGGCTGGCGTGGTAGTGCTTACAGGAAAGTCGGCGTCTGAACAGCTGTATACCAGTTGCCGTATACAGTGCTATCGCCATCCGGACCCATAGAGTACTTGATAAAGTGCTTCTCAACCTGGTTAGAGTCTGTGTATACGTCTGCTCTGGGTAAGCTGGTGATAGTCGCGGTCTGCGTCTTCGGCTCGGTTGTGTCTTCCTTGGTCTCTCCGCCAACAGAAGGACGTGAGAGCTGGCACTTGTAGTTTACAAACCTGCGAGCCTTTGCGTCGCCGTCGATCTCATACAAAAGCGCGAAGTATGCCTGAACGTCCTTGTCGGTCTCCAGGATACCGCCCTTTGAGTCTTCCGTCTGACCAAGAAGGTCTACTGCAACGTCCTCCGGGATAACAGCGCACTCGAAGTCTCCGCTGTAGCCTGCGTTGGATGTCAGTGTGTAGTACACTGTATCGTCTGCGTAGAATTTGTTGGTATCGCCTTCCGGATCAAGGGAAAGGCTTACGGCGCCCGGCCATGCCTTCGGCGAGCCGTAGGTGGTTGAGATAACGCCGGTCGTGCTGTCCGTGGTCTCTGTTACAAGAGCATAGTGGACATTCTTAAGACCGAACATAACCTTGTTATCAGCCATTGATAAATCCTCCTTCATAGATTTCCATATATACTTTGGAGTCCCCTGTTCCCTGGTATGTTTCGTCCTGGCTCCAGGGTATCTCGTGGTCTGATAGCACGGCCTCCAGCTGCTCCATCAGACTCTCGTCACGTTTCATAGTGTAGAGCACGATACGTAAGGTCTGTATCTTCTGATACACCTTATTGTCAGCAAAGAAGTTATTGTCCTGTGTGAGGGTATATGTGATATAAGGCACTCGCGTACCATTATCGCCGTGGTCATAGAACACGGGGATATCAAGTGTATCAAGCATTGCTTTGAACCCTGCTACAGTCATCTTATAACCCTCTCTCTATCTTCTGCTTTAATTTGTTCTCGTACTCTTCCTGTACCCACTCCTCAACAGGTTTAATGTGCTTACGTGCTCCGGCATGTCCTATCACTTCGCCCTTTTTGTTAATGACGTCGTGACCATTTTCCAGTAAGTGCGTTAACTGATACTTCTTATTGTGGACCGTTACCTTGTTACCATCCTTTTTGGTCTTCCAGCCGGACTTATAGTGCCCTTTCCAGGCACCCGTACCAGTCGGGGAGGTGCTCTTTAACTTCTTAACGGCTTCCTTCCCTACATCCTCTGCGACCTCTCTTACAGTGGTCTCCACGTCGCTGCCATACTCGGCAAGTGCTTCGCCAACCAACCGCTCAAGGTCTACATTCGATATATTTACGTTAACGTTACTGCGTGACATCCTGCACACCCACTTTCTCAGCGGCGTAAAGCTCTAGCCTGTCGCCTGTGGTGTATGTTCGATAGACTCCATAACGGTGTCCATCATACTCTACAATCTTTTCCCCGGAGTACTCGGCGGAGTAGATACGGAAAAGGTACTGCGCGCGAAGCCCAAGCTGCCCGGCATTATAAAATTCGTTCCTCCCTATAGATTGCACGCTACAAAAAACGACTGTCTCGGTCTCAGTGGTCACCACGTTACCGATCTCGTCCGTGCTGCTGGTCTCTGATATCAGAGTAAGCTTGCAGTCCATTGCCATATCTAATCCACCTCATCTTCCCGGTACTTCTCGGTCAGAGAGAGCGCATCCTTAAGCTCTACATAGTGCTTTTGATACTGCTCACCTCTGCCCTGGAAGTCAAACTGCCACTTGCAATACAGCTCTGCTGCCTTATTAATCAAGTTGACAGTGTCCTCGGTAGGCGTGGCGGACACACCGACTCTCGTCAGTTCGTCCAAACAGCTGCTTATATCTGCACCGATCTCGGTGTCCAGGTCCGTGTGGGTAATCCTCAGCCGGCTCCTCATTTCTTCAACTGTTATTATCGTTGCTGCCATACCGTTACCTCGCTTTATTCTTCGTTGCAGGTTAATCCGCTTAAGTCTAGGGTCTGTACCTTGCTGGTGATACCGTTGGTAATCACAAGCTTAAATACCTGCGCGTCTTTGTCTGTTACCTTAAAGACTCCGTTCATGTCCGGATCACCGAGCAGTTCTACAAGACCACTGCTTACCGACGGATCCATGCCGACCTTAACACTCGTTGCTGCCTCGTCCACATCCGAGAACTTGAGGCACAGGAAGTTTCCTGCTCCCCAGTGGTCAGCGATAGCACCCGTAGATACGTACTTAAGAGTACCGGTTACGGCACCCGCTGCGGAGATGCTTACGCCTGTCTGGAGTGTACTTACTTTCTGCCCGAATACATTAGTGTTACCTTTCTCGGGTGCTATGGTAACACTATCTAAGGGTTTACGCGCAGAAGTGCGTGAGCCTTAGTGGTAGTCACGTTACCATCCAAAATCGCATAGCCGATATAGTCTGTCTGGCGAGCCTTCTTGTGATCCTCGGTATCGAGGGTAATGTCCTTGTTAATATTGAGGTGATATCCCTCGGATGCATTGGAGATAAGTACGTCGCCGTCGCTAAGGGAGTCATCCTCTTTAACCTTAAGGCCAAGGATACGGATAGAGCCGTCTGCCTCAGATGCGAAGATCGGGCGCTTGTTATCGTCAAGTACGTTAGCAAGCTGTGCCCAAATTGTCTTACTGTTTGCATAGATTGCAAGTCCAGCGCCGTAGCCGCTCTTAATCTTAGAACGTGCTGTAACGATATCGCTATAGGTGATACCGGTTGCTGCAGCATAGCCTACAATCTGCGGAGTGTCAGACTCTGCAGCAAGTGCGGAGATAACACCCATAGGCTCCGGCTTAGCACCACCGCCCGGGTTAGCACCGCGGCCGTTGGTTACGCCCCAGCCTGCGGCCTTGCCCATCTTCTTAGCAAGTTTACGCTGGATGTAGGGGATAAAGTCTTCTACAGACATTTCCTTAAGTTTCCAGGAAACTGTGATAGCACGAGACAACTCGCAGCCACCCAGAGTAAGAAGGTTAAAGGTTTCGCTTCCGTCTGCGGTCTGTGTTCCCTCGTCATACCATGCCGCATCAGAGGATACATCCTCGCGGATAATGGAAAGCACGCCGTTTACGTAGGTCTTGGTTACGTCCGCAAAGTACGGATAAAACTCCTCAGCCTGCTCCCAGATACCATCTGCTACAGTGGTCGGAACTACTGCTCCGGTGGTTGCCGTTGTAAGAGCGGAGTTAACCATCTCATAGGCCCTCTCCTCGTCGTTTGTCAACGGCTTGCCCATCATTTTCTTAGCCCAAGCGTTCTTGTAGACTTCGGACTTAAAGGTATCTACTGCCGGTGCATTATCACCGAAAGCATCCTGAACAGTCATCTTTGCTACGGGCTCCTTCTCCAGTGCTGTAAGATTAGCCTGGATACGTGCGCTGTCACTGTAAGCAGTGTCCAGCTGCTGCACTTCGGCCATTTTAGCCTCAGCGTCTTCGTTCTTGCCCTCGTCGATTAATGCCTTTGCCTCATCCATAAGGGCGGTTCTCTTTGCAAGATAATCTTCTCTAGTCATTGTTCTCCTCCTTTTAATGCTAGATACTGTAACTTGTTACGCAAGGTCTTTTCCTTGCTATATGATAAGGCATCAGCGAGGGCGTCTTCCTCTTGTTTTGCCTCTATCATCTTTCTAACGCTGTTCATCTGCTCCTCTGTCGGCAGTTTGAACATAGGGCCAGCCACAAGGGCTTCCTTCTCTTCGGTCTGATCCTGCAGCATTATGCCGTCAATCAGTCCCTTTTCGAGTGCCTGGGCAGCAGTTAGCCAGGTCTCCTCTTCCATCATTGCGATAGCCTCTTCCTCCGACATACCTGTCTTAATAACATATGCCTGACACAGCGCGTGGTCTGCTGTTTGCAATACATTCGCTGTATGCTCGAGGTCGTTATGATTACCGGATACAAAGGTGGATACACAGTGCACCATCATAAGCGCCGTAGGGCTCATCTCACAATGTGCGGCCATTGCGACTATGGAAGCCGCGCTGCAGGCCTCGCCGGTTATGTATATGTTTACATGGTCGGCGTGCATCTTAAGCGCTGTATAGATCTCACTGCCCACGTCAATTACTCCGCCGGGGCTGTTGATATACACGTCTACACTCTCGCCTTCCTCCAGGGCGTCCAAAACGTTTTGTACATCCCTCGGGCAGGTACAATCCTCACCGAGCCAGTCGTAAAACCATTTATAGTCATTCGGAACCAGTACGCCCCGTATGTCTATCCGTCTCGACATCTGTCTCACTCCTCTCTACGCAGTTTAAAAGCTCTATAATCGTCGCGGTCATCTCGCGATAATTAGTATCGTTTATGTTTTTGAGCATAGGCTCTATCATGTTAACAACTTGAGTATCAAGCCTTCGGATCGGCTGGTCGCCACCCGGGATCGGCGCCATGTTCATAGTCTCGCGCCACTCGTTCGGGGTCATAGCTCCGCGGTCTACCATCTGCGACAGGTTGAGCTTTGACGACAGGGACGCGCATTGCATATTGTTCGCGTCGAATACAATCTTGTTACCGCATCCCTGCTCCCTCCTGGAGAACAGCCGGCGGGTGTACACGTCGCCCATCTCGATAGCGATAGGCGCTACCTCCGCCTCAAAGTATGCGTTCCACTCGTCCTCTGACCACTTACTCTGCACGATATTCTCGTTCGTGTTAAAGAAACTGTATATCCGGTTGATAACGTCTTTACTGATAGCAGCGTTGGGCACGTAGTCCTTCGGATCGATACGCTCTGCTGTAGCCCGGGCGTCAACACCTGCGGCGCCGAAGGTCTCGCTCTCGATATCCAGGTAATTGTCCACGAACTCTTTAACGTTTTTCTTTAGGTCCTCCGGGCGGAGCGAGCTGTTATACTTAAGCAGCCACCTTATAGCCCCGGAGTTCTTGATAGCCTTTACAAGACCCTGATCAATTGTGCCCATAACCTCCATCAAGTCTTTAATGGCCTCGACGGGGCTGTCTCCGAAAACGTCGGAGTCGTTATAGTCGTTCCGCAGGTGGATTATGTCCGTGTAGGGGAAGATATGCTGCCTGCCGCTCGTGTAGGTGAACTTAAGATAAAGCTCTGTACCTACATATACGGTTTCAACCATGGTACACGGTATCGGGTACATCTGCTCCGGCAGGCCGTCGATATTCCTTACCACAAGGACAAAAGCGTTATTGTTTAGGCACAGCTGCGTTGCGACTTTCTCCTGCAGCTTCTGACCGGTCATATATGGGTTAGGCTCTTTAAGCAAAAACCGCATATACGCGTCCGGGTTCACCACAAGGTCGTTGCTCGTCTCCCGGATGTGCTTTGCAACTAATTTTCCGACCGCTTTTACCTTCGGCCGGATACAGGAGCGTACCACGTCGTTATTGTAGAGCTTGCCGTCCCACTGGTAGTAATGTTCGCCCCAAGTGGTGAGCATCTTCATAACCTCGCCTGGGATCTGCTCCTCTTTCTTTTTCTTGTTGAAAAGTCCCATGTTTCCACTCCTATATCAAACTGTCGTAGTCCTCCACGTGTCGCTCCAGCTCCACATAGGCATCTAACAGCGACGCCATGCCGTCTATACGCCGGGTTCCTACGTTACCCTTCGCCGGCTGTATATTATCGTTCCGGTCCGTGTCTACTGACGTATTCGCCAGGCACCACTTAAGGATCGGATTATTGTTATAATTTATCCTTTTCGCCGCAAGGTCAGCGCCGAGCGACTTCATAGGCGAGGATAATGTCTTTTTACCCTGGATAACCGCCTCCATAATGCTCTTGCCAAACGCAAGCTCCATGTCCTCGACAAAGTAGGTCGCGCTCCAGGAGTCATAACCACACTTGTACAGGTAGATATCGTTTTCGGAGCAGTACTCCTCGAACCACTCACGGACATATCGATAATGCACCTTGTTTCCGGGGCACGTCCGACACAGTCCCTGCTCTATCCATAGGTCGTATGGTATCTTATCCTCTTTTACCCTGGTCTCTACCAGGTCGGCTGGGATAAAGTACATTTGCGCGACATATATCGTGTCGTCGCCTGCGACCTTAAATATCAGCGTTGCGCAGGTAAGGTCTGTCGTAGAGGATAAGTCCGCGCCACCGATCGCGTACCTTGGCTTTAACGCCTTAACGTCGAACGTGGCCTTGTTATCCAGCGCCTCAAAGGTCATCCACGCCTCTGTTGTTGTCTCTCGTATGTTAAATTCTTTGCATACGAGGTTTTTAACGTGCCGCGGATCCTCTTTAGCCTTCTCAACCTTCGCCCGCAATGTCTCGAGCTTCTTTATGCTGCCAAGCCCGGGATTTGCTTTATACCAGTTCTCCTCGTCCGTCCATTCCTTCCGGCTATCCAGCTCGTAGATAAACGGAGCAAAGTGCGGGTCCTTATAGCCCTCATCATCAAATAGGCCGTTGATAAGGCGCTCCGCCTCTTCGTACTTCTCGTCGTATATGTCCTCGCGGATAGTTCCGGCGGTAGAGGTTATATATATCAGTGGCTCCTCCCTGGCGGAGGTTCCATCTGCGATTATGTTGTATAAGGCCTTGCCGTTCTTCCACTGGTGTATCTCGTCCATCAGCCCGCCGTGGACGTTTAAACCATCCAGTGTGTCACTGTCTGACGCCAGGGGCTTAAACACGCCGTCGTTGTAAAGTTCTGACGACAACTCCGCCACAAGCGGCTTTACTCTTTTGAGCAGTACCGGCGACTTACGCACCATGCGCTTTGCCTCTTGCCATATTATCTTCGCCTGGTCTCTCTTGGTCGCCACCGCGTAGATCTCCGGCCCCGGCTCATTGTCTGCGGTGAGCAGATACAGGCCTACGATAGACGCAAGTAAGCTCTTGCCGTTCTTCTTGCCGACTATGAGCATAGCCTCGCGGTATTGTCTGTTGCCCTCAATATCGATAAAGCCGAACACCGCGGCAAGGTGCGCCTTCTCCCAAAGTTCCAGGCGTACCGGTTGTCCGGCTCCTGCGCCTTTGGATATCTTGCACACGTTCTCAGCGAACTCTATAACATGGTTTGCCCGCTTCGGGCTGTAGAAGTACTCGCCTGGATTGTTAACCTTATAGGCAAGGTGCCGGTACCAGTCGTGTATCTTGCGGCCGACCTTTATCTTGCCGTTCTCTATTTGTTCCCAGTACTCCAGGATCGGATTGTAGTCTGCAGGATATTTAACCGCCACACGCTACACATCCTCTCTACCCGTCACAAAGTCGTCGAAGCCGTCATCCTGCGCCTTCGGCTTTGTGTCTTCTTTCGGCTGGCAATCAAGCAAAATTTTCATGGCAGCAGTGTGCTTTTGGGATAATGCGATATAAGTCTGTACATCCGGGCTCTGCTTGGTGCCCCACTGGTTCTCCCCGTTCTGATATTCTGATATAGTACCGTTCTCGGCTATCCGTTCCCGGAGTTCTGCCATTGTGACCGCCATAAAAGCTACGTCATCTATCAAAGTCTGGACGAGCGACTGCTTATGTTCGTCCATGTTCGGAAAGAGCTGCCTAAGTCTGGCCACCTCTTTCTTAACCGCTGCTTTTCGCCGCTTAGTCACCGAGGTACTGGCTTTTTTGGTTGTGTTTGTAGCCGCCATTATGCTACACCCCTTTCTCGCGCGGCCTGTGGGTTAAAGAAAAG